CATATTGAAACTTCCGCTGCCTCCCCCTCCATTTTTTCCTGGTTTTCCTGGAATGGGCAAATTCCACCTCGTTGATTGAGTCCCATATCCACCCCCCCCGAAGTATGAATTTCCTCCATGTCCAGTTGCGATTCTATCTTTTAAGCCCCAGGTTTCTTTTAGAAAGGTTAGCCCACCCTGATCCCCAGATATTCTCAATATTTCTCTGTCCTTAAAAGTTCCTCGGTCGTCATCTTCTGTTTCTCCGCCATCCGCTCCAACTAATATCCCTGTGAATCTGGCCGCATTCGGCCAATAGTCTCCACCCTTTCCGCCAGCCGCCCTAGAAAGGGCAGTACTATTAGATCTGATCCAGGTGAGTCCGCCATTTCCTCCTTTAGTTGCGCTGCCACTAGGGGCAGCCCCTCCCCATCCAACTTCTATTTTATAAGTGTCCTCTGATAAATCGTCATTTGTCAAAAAAAGGACGACTGTTTCCCCACCTCCCCCTGGGAGGCCGAAATCAACGGAACCTCGTGGTTTTTGTCTGCCTCCTGCGCCGCCGCCTCCGACTAAAGTGATGCGTGCGCTGTGCAATTTCTGTGGTTTTGTCCATGAAATGGTTCTGGAAGTGTCATCAAACCGCAAAACCCGTGCGGCTTTAACGAATTTTGAAGACAGGCTTTTCCACGCTAACTGGCTGTTATCTCTATCCCAACCGAGGACCGCAGGGTTTAGTTCCCGATCAGGTCTATCGACCGTGGTTAAGACGATACCTCCAGAGGTTGTTGACCCATAAGTCAGAATCTTTTGCTCGTTTTCTGATGTGGCCAAATCCGACAACTCTTTCAGGGCGGGTTCTGCGGGCATCACATCCCCGTCCTCGGCGAGAGATTTTGGTTCGATTTCCCCGTCGTGGTAGAAAAGCAACCGATCATTGGGCATGTTGTGCGGCAATACAGCGCCGACCTTTGCGCTGGCCGCGTGGAACCTCCCTTTCAAGTATGTGACGATGATCGGGGCGTCCGCAGGGATGTGGCCGAGAATCAGTTTCTCGACAAGCGTGCCGACCTTCAAGGTGGATGGTGAGGTGTACGCGCCGGAGCCAGCATGCGCGGGCGATCGGAAAAAAAACTGCATTCCCTCTGTGTAACCGGCGGGGGCGGGGGCCGTGGTGAGGGTTAGGACGCTCCCTGTGCGGCTTGCCGTAGCTCTCGCATAGGCGTTCTCTTGAACGCTTTGGACGTCCGCATAATCGGTGAGAGCGGTCCCGCGCGCGACGTTTGTGTGTTTGTGCCTTTGGCCGCCCTCCCCCTCCATGGAAAGGTCGCCAGTGACGCGCGTCGAACCGTCTACGCTTACCGAACCCGTCAGGGCGGTCGCGATGTCATCCATCTCGGCATTGACCTCGGTTGCCGAGATATCGGTCCCTGGCTGGTAAGGAGTAACGGCCCTAGTATAAGTGCCATCAGGATTACGGGGCATTGGGAGAACCTCGCCTTTGCCATTCTTCGATTAATTCTTTGTACGGGGAGAAGCCAAGACGCCGCCTGAATTCATATCGGCTATTGGGAGTTCCGAGCTGTGAGTAGGGCAAAGCTTGGTATTGGTGTAAATAGTCCTCAATCCCAGATGGGCCTACAAGAGGGATGTCTCGTTTAAACAAATAGTCTAGACTATCTTCTCGCATATTCTCGATAGGCTCGGCACGAATCCACTGGTGCTTCTCAGGGTTGAGGTAGAGATTAGCGGTACGTCCGCTTTGCTGCACGGCGGTTCCGAATCTTGGCGCGGAGATGTTATCGCCGATGAAGTTGGCATAGGGTTGTCCAGCCGCAAGCCCTTTCGACAGTGCAGCCTGTCCAGGGGATGTATAAGGGAGTGTTCCCAAAAGAGCCCCCACGGCAGCGGTTGGGCTAAGCATGGTTAGGCCGCCTCCAAAGAGAGCGCCGGTTAAGGCCGCGCGCCCAGCTGTCCCGCTGTCCGGCACCGTTTTCCCGAGGACTTCCACGGCGGGGTTGATAAGGTCGGCCATTAGGCCAGTCCCGGTTGCGGTCGCGGTTTTATTGATGGTGGGGTCGTGTTTCTTGGCTGCTGCCGCCAGTTGCTCCGCCGAAAAACCCGCCTCGGTTCCTCCCTTCGCCATGGCAGTCGCGGATTCAAATATCTTATATCGCGCCCAGCTATTATCGATGGCCTTTAAGACGGGCGCAGATTCAGGGTTTTGGATTCTTAATGCGTCATCCAAGAGTCCCCTTACATCCCTGAACCCCTCTGCAATTAGAGAATCATCCCCGGAGTGTCCCTGATATTTTCGACGCATTGCACCTAATTCCGTCATGACGCGTTTCAGATGCTCTCCGTCCATTTCGGTCTTTTTTTCCAAATGCGACAAGACCTTGGAGTTAACCATCCGCTCAAAGGCATTCCCCTTGTCGGTGCTTAGAAAATCCTTCGTTTCCTCAACGGCTTTTTTTATGCCCTCGACAAGTTCAGGAGACGAAGTGAGATGAAGCTCGGGAAGCACCCGATCATATTCCCTTTGTATGATGGTTTTTAACCCTTCGGCTCCTTTATGCCCAATCGGCAAGTCGCCCGCTATTTTTCCGATTGGTTCCAATACCTGATTCATCGCGGCCTGGTTCATCTGCTGGGCAGCCCGCCCGTGCGCAGACGTGACGATCTCGCCAAGGCCAGGGACCGACCGCAGCTTTTGCTCAATCGTGTTTGGGATACCACCTATGATTTGCCCGATGGATGGGTCGATCCCCATTCTCATGAGGGTCGCCACGTTAGGGTCGATTCGACCTGAGAGCGGCCCACGTAGCGCCAGGAAGGGCCACGTAGCAGGGTCCAGGGCAGCAGCTCCGCCAAAGGTCTTCTTCGCTGCCCGCGCGAACTTGCCAAGGATTCCAGCACCCTGGACGGCTTTTGCTGGGATAACCAACCCAGGCACACCCGAAAGTGCCGCTACATCGGAGAGAGCCCCGATTGGGTCGGTCGCCACATATTCTTTGCGACCACCTTCGGTTCCGTATTGTTGGGCTAGCGTCTCTGCGAAAAGGTCGGCATAAGGCTCCAAGCTTTGTTCACCAGGCCAAAGCTTTTGCACTCCGCCGCCAATGAGTTTTCCCATTATTTGAGCAAAATCTACAGGGTGAACAAAGGGATAGAGTGTATTTTGAATAAATTTCTCTAGACTTGAGCCAATATTTTTCGTGCTCATTCCAGCGACGGTAGACCAAGGGATCTCCGCCATCTTATGCTGATATGGCGCAGAGGGAGCGCGGCCTAATGGGTTTTCCGTGGGTCTCCCAGGCGATGTGTGGTAATAAGGAGTACCTGGGATGTCTCGCTGAGGGTGAAAATAAACGCCTCCCGTTTGATAATCGGGGTCTCCCTCAGGCGGGGGAAGCCTAGATTGATCTCCCCACAGATAGGGGGAGTTAGGGTTAAAAAGTGGTAACATTTTACTGATAATGGGCTCGACCATTAATCGGCCTTAAAGGATTTTGGAATGGGTTCGCTGCACTCGCCTGAGTCGTCGTCCAATCAGGCTCTTTATAAACCATTGGATTAAATTTTCCTTCTTTGATGGCCGGCAAAATATGCTCCATGTTCAATCCGTAGGCTTCGATGACAGGGCTTTGCTTTTCAATTTCAGCCTCATACGCTTCTCGCGCTTCGTTGTTCATTTGAACCGCTGCATTGTAGATTTCAATCCTCTGTTGCTGCGTTAAGCTATGGCCTTTGAACCCATGCATAAGGGCCGATTTGGCCCTTTCACTAATAGATACGGAATTCTTTATCATATCCATTTCGCCTTGCGTGACCGTCGAAGCCGGGTCTAAGGACTTGAAAAATAAGGTAATAACGGCCATGTCGCTGGCGGCGCTTGGGTTGGCGATAAGCTTCCCGAGTCTGGTTACTGCGGTAGTGCTTCCTTGAAGTCTCCGCGCAATTGGTGTAACAGTTGCGCGCATATCCTTTTCCCACTGGAATTGCTGTTTTTTAAAATCTTCGGCCTGTTTCCTTTGAGCATTGATCGTATTTATTGCTTGCTCAAGCCCCCGCCTTTGATTCTCTGCAGCGATTCGCTCTTGTTGCATCCTTCGCTGATGAGCGAACAGCCGATCTTGTTCAGCCCTACTCGCCGCCTGTGCCTGCGCCGCCTGTTCCATGGCCTGTTTCTGCGCCCATTGCTGCTGCACCAATGGGTTCATCATCTGGTTTGCATAGTAGTTATCGACCGTGCCCAGTTTCTCGATAGCCCCTCCGAGGCCCCCCGCTTGCATCCCTTCCCGAGCCGCTGCTTCGGCTATGCCCCGCTGATGCGCGTCTCTGCCGGCCAAGAATCCACCTAGCCCTTTGAGCAAGATACTACCAATCCCTCCACCGCTCGGGGCTCCCATAAAGGTTCTAGCGGCCTGCATATTTGGAGAAGCCATCATCCCCCTTCGAGAGGGAGGGCGGCCAAAGGCTCCCATGTCGAACTGGCCGAACTCAGGAGGGAGAGAAAATAGTCCTTGTTTAAACACCTAAATAGCTCCTAAGTTACTACCCACCAAACAATCCGCCGGTCACGGTTCCTCCTATCATCCCCCCTAGGGGGCCTGCGAACATCTGTCCGAGCCCTGTCCCTAGCGATTCAAACATCCCTTGTCGCTTATTATAACGATCCATGGCATTCTGAAATTTCGCTTGTGCAATCGCATTCTGCTGCTGCAACGAACGCTGTTGTGCCCCCATGTAATCCGGCACCGCCGCAGTTGGGCTAGCCAAGGGCATCATGTTGTTCGCAGGCAGAAAAGGCTGGATGTGCCCGAGTTGCTGCAGGGGTGAGTTCAGCTGGTACTCCTGGATTTGTTCTTGGAGAGCTTGGTTCCTAGCTTGTCTCTGCGCTCCAAATTCAGACATCATCCGTTGATAGGCCCGCTCGTCGGCTCCGAACCGGAGTTTTTGGAGTTGGTCGTTGGTCTGCTCCACCAACTGGTTTTGTACCTCGCTGCCGGTTCCGAAACCTTGAGAGAACAACTGCTGGCGTCTGCGCTCCTCTTCCTCAGCAATATCTGGCCGAAACCGATCCATATATCCTTGATAGACTCTGTTGTAGGTCTCGCGGTCCGGTTCGGTAACTTCTGGCAACGCGGCAAAGTCAATCGGGGCTTGATGCCCTGAAATAGCGTCGAAGGCACGGGTCAGATAATTCTCGCCGATCTGGGTTTGAAGATCGTGCATCCGTTGAGCTTCGGGAGTTAACGATGTGATCTCCCGGTATTGCTGAACGCCCTGGGGGCCAAGGCCAGCCTTTTCATAACTTCTCCGAAACCACGGGTTCTCCTGCGGCACCATGGAATAGGCCCGCTGGATTTCCGCGACCTCGCGGGGGTCTGGCGGAGTCGGAAAATTAGGTTTTGGTCTAGAGCCCATAAAAGTTCACTCTGTTATTTGTTCATTGCTGCTGTCGGCGCAGGGAGAACTTGGTCTCTCGCACGAAACTTGTTTTTATCCCCATAGTACCGCTGCGCATATTCCGGCCTTAACAGCCGGAACATATACGCATGATGGTTTTTGCCGTAGAGCGAATCCAATATCGCTTCTTGTTTGAATCCAAGTCGCTTGAGCAGCTTGACAGCCTTTGTATTGTTAAAATAAACATACGTGCTGAGCCGATGAACGTTGGCGATCTCGAATGGATATTTCAACAGCAAATGGATGGTCTCAGGGTGCGCCCAAAGCGGCGATATAGAGGCCACCGTAAACTGCATCGTCATGCAATCCGGGTGGTAGTCGTGATAAGCCGCCGCCGCAATGAGCTTGCTCCTGGTGACGCCAATAGCTCTGAAGTGATCTCCGAAGCGCCCGATATAGGGGAGCTTGTTCAGTATCCACTGGCCCATCTCATCGTCATGACCAAACAGCAAAGAGTTCGTGTTCATCGGAGATTTCTCGGGGTAGTTTTTGAGGATGGGAGATAGTAAACAGTAGAGCCGTGTAAAATCATCGGAGTGCCACGAGATGAGGTTTCTATAGATAATGAGCCGAATTTAGCGAATTTTCGAAGACCTACATATTTATTGTAGACCCGACGACTCCCCCCCCATACCCCAGGATTGGGAACTGCCGCAGATCGAGGCCCCCACTTCGCTTTATTCCACACCGAAGCATCTTTCGTAGGACTAGGCGGGGATTGCGTGTGAAGCTGTCGCTCGTTTTCTAGATCGGTTAACAACGCAACCCTGAGATCGGGATCACTGCCGGCCTCGATATGTATCTGCACATGTGTGATTTGTTTGATTCTTGTAGAGTCCCCAAACCCTGAGAAGGAATGGCGGAGCTTTAGAGGAATCGCGTTGCCGTTATCTGTGCCCCCATTATTCAATTCGTAGATCGGATATGCCTCTTGATCACTCCCAACAGACAGAGGTGTCCTACCTGTAGCATACAATTTGTCACCGATCTCTGCGAGGCAATAAACATTGATTCCAGTAAAATGGGTGACGGCATTCGTCAATATATTGAAGACATACTGCTCTGATTTAAAGCCAAATGGGATATTGAAATAAAGCAACTGTTCGGAAGAGTGCAACTGTAATCCCCAGCCGAAACCGCTTGCTCTCGCCATGACCTCCGAAATGCGATTCGCAATTCGGTTTGTCATCTCTGCAAACCCCAATTGCTCTGATGCTTCGTTTATAAGCGATGTAAAACTTTGAACCCCGTCCGTAGTGGAAATATAAAGATCGCCACCGATTTTCTGAAAACAACGGTTTCGCGCACCGAGCGGTTTTCCATGTTCGAAGATGCCAACGAGTCGCCATGCCGTTGCGTCTCCCGGATTTGAGCCCTCATAGATGCAGGATTCTCCTTGAGAGGATGTGAACACCGCGTAATCGTGCATCCCTGAACCTGTGTCACGCGACCAAGACGCAGCCCCGATGAGCGTTCCCCCTTTTCTCATATATTGGCCCAAGGGGAACCGAACATAATCGTTGGTGAGGCTTTTTTTCCCTCCCTCCCTGTGGGGCTGAACGACTCCTGCAGGTAAATAGTAAAAGTCCAATGAGTTCTGAAGGCCGAGAAAAAAGTGCCCGTGGTGCAATGTAATCCACGAGGCCCCGCCGGAAAGACGGAATTCTGTGTCTATAACGGAATCGTCCGCGGAATCATAAATAATATCCTTACTTCCTCCGTCTACGAGCCTCATACGGGTTCTAACGCCCGTCGATTGAACCGCACCGGACCAGCCGTCACCATTCCCGCCATCGACCACTTTCTGGAACGAACCGCCGACCATCGGAACCTTGAATAATCCAGTATCCGACCCTGCAAAAAGGAAATCTGATGCGCCCCCAGGGGCGGTGAACGGGATAAGCGATTGGAAGGGGGTTAAGAAATCAGAACTGATTTTGTGGATTCGATACCCCCTGCGGGACGACACTAAATTGATGCCTGGAATCCAGTTTTCGGTCTGCAGGGCATACTCGGGGTCTGCATAGATCAGATTGGACCGTGTGTCTAACCCTTTAATCGGCGCAGGGAGTAGATGCGAAACCATTCTCATTTCAAAGTTTCCTTTCTACATGCCATACCGATATCGGATCGGCCGGTCCGGGATGTCTGCAAATGGGCGGGAATCGTAGCTATAGTTCTGCTTGAGGGTTTTGCTGAGTTCCTGAACCTCAGAGAGTGCTAATGATGCATCCTGCCCAAGAGATGAAAGCAAATAGTATTTAGCCGTGATTTGTAAGAGCCTTTCATCGACGATGAAGGTGTCCTCGTCCTGGCTGAGCTCTGTTAATTCGACCTCTTCGTCGATTCCACTGGTTCCCCTTCGTTTCCCTCTTCCCCAGCCCAGATGATAGTACCCAAAATAGATTTTTTTAGTCCACGGGGTTACGTGTATTTCTTTATTGTAATAAGCAGCAACAAATTTGTCGGTCTTCGATACTTGAATATAATCCCTTAATCTCAAAGGGCCATCATAGAATCTACCCTCATCATCATGTATTGTGCGATCCTCGAATCGATTGAAGTTCTTAGGGAATTGCTGCTCAGTAGCGACCAAATCACCTCTAGAAGATACCGAGTCGATCTCGGCTAATCTCATCAAGTCAGGGTTGTTCAATCCACGAACAATTGAGTTGCCCGCTGCGTTTATCGCTTCCAATAGCGACAGCGCCACTGGCTCCAAGTCGCCCTTAAACGTCTCGGGCCGTGGGCCGACCGTCTCATCGGAGACCTTTTGAGCGAGTTCGATCAGGTTCACTATTGACGCGGGACATCAAAGGAAACAATCGACCGAGGCTCCAACAGAGCTAAGCCAAGTCTTAATATCAGCTTGTATTTCATCTCGTCTCTACCTGCATCGTATTCTTCCTGCAACTCGAACCTCAAATTGTTGACCTCCATAAAGCGGCTCTCCCAAACCGGGTCGCTTTCACTTTGCCCTTCTCCTTTCCACGAAGGAAGCGTAATTAACCCTAAGCTCTCCGGGGCTGCAAAGACGCAGCGTTCCGCATTCGGCTGACTCTTTGCCTTAGACTTGCTGTCGGTTTTTATCCGCATAAATCGCCTAGGCATCCGGTCGCTGGATTGATTTAGCCCCGCAGGAACCGGATACGGCGCGATGGACAATTCATACGACCGGGCCATTAGTGCCGCGCCTTTCGGAAATGCAGAAATAACTTTGAAAGTCATGGTTTCGGGATATTCGTCGCCAGTCGTAATCCGTCCGTCTGAATCCGCATGCCATAAATCGCGGAACTCGAAGATGTCCCCTGGCTCTATCTGGCCGTCTGCAATATTCAACCCCTCCAGCCGGACATTGATCGGCTGTGTCGTGCCGTAAGGGGCTAAGGGATTGTTGTATGCATCTAATTTTGGGGGGTCCCATTTCGTGACCATCATGATCGGATCGTAATCCAAAACCGGGGCAGCATCCATTCTCGGATAATCAGCTGCTGTCACCGATCCAGCGGCACTCTGCGCCAGAGCAGCGGCCGGTTCTTCCCCAACTCCATTATTCTCGACCAACAATTCTTTTATTTTCTGTTTGAAATCATCCTCAGTGCCAACATCTCCATTGAGCCTCCAAGCTACGGCATACATAAAGGCAAAAAAGTCATTCTCGGCGGTGCTAACGTCTTTGTTCTTCTCGATTTCCCTTTCTTGAGCCAGAGAAGCATACATTTCGACATCGCCCAATGCGTTCTCATCAAAGATTTTGCTGGGGTTTTCAGTATTGAATTTTTTAATCCTCAGATTGTATTCCTCCTCATACCCATATTTACCGCTTAGGAAAAGTGATTGGCCTCCAAGTTTTTGGCAAATGGCATTAGCGGCATCTAATCGATCTTTTGCCGTCGGTCCAGCAGTTAGCAAGCTAGAAGAAAAATGTTTGAGGATTACTCTTGAAAACTCCGAACCTTTTTTTATTACGCCTGAAACATCGGGAATGACCTCAGACAAACCTGGAATTTCTCCGAAAAGACCCTCTAGGGTGTCCGCAAGGTCTTTGATCGCGGGTTCTTTCTGCAAAAAGCTGGCGGCAACCCTCCGAATGTCTTGAAAACTAGAAGCAGGATCAAGACCTCTGGCTTCATTAATCGCTAGGTTAATTTGATCAATCACCCCGCTAAGCTTCCCCGTTACTTGTGCATGTTTCTTTTTAAATTCAGCATCCGCATCCGAAGGTGCCGACGGGGGCGAACTAGCGGGATCAGTTTTACGAAGAGCGAGCAGCAGGTTCTTTGCAGGCTCGACCACCTCCTTCATTGCAGGCTCGACTAACCCCTTCATTTTTTCCCAGATTAGGTGCTTACGCAGAGATAATAAATAGGCAATGCAGTCTTTGAAGGCGTCCGCCGTTGCATCCAGGATTAAATTGTATTCCCCATTGGCCGGACGGGTCCGAGCGGTGTTGCTTTCGTACTCCCTGCCAGACCCACAACGCACTCTCAAGGCATAACGAACAATCCCTCTCAATGTGGCATCGGATGCCAGACCAATCCCTGCGTTCCACTTCCCACTTTTTCTAGGAGGTTGAGGAAAACAATAATACCTATTGTCTTCTACGAATCTTCTCTTGCCTAAGAAGGCTCTCTCAACGCGCCATTTTGTATCGCTTGAACAAAAAATGGCCCGCTCTTCATAAGGGGAACGGCCAGGCGCATCGTAAAGCTTGATCGCTTTAACGTATTTCTCGAGGATGCTGCCTCCAACGCTCTCCGTCCCAGGGATAATCCCTACGGAATATGGAGTATTACACAAGAAATCGTGGAATTGTCCCTGGATGACTTTTGCAACGGCCAATGTGGCCGCACGGATAATCGGAGTCAGTTTCGTTTGATTCGTCAATTCCGCCATAGCAATCTGAAAATCACTATGGGCGGACAAGGGGACTACCGGGATTTCATGCTGAGTAACCGACCCAGGCATGAAGGTGCGCTCCGTCCTGACATTCATTGGGTCTATGGTTATATAGACATAACTACTAGCCGGATGCGCTTTCTTAAATTCCTCATCATTTTCGGTTTCATGATAAGACCTAATCAACCGGAAATGGCCGAACTCACGCAATAAGGGCAGCGCATAGGACTGCACACAACCCAAAATCAGCTTGTTATATTCGACATTTCCAGTTGGGCGCTTATTTGCAGCCATGGTCTACTCCGGCCGGTTAATAGACACAAGGGATCACTACAGCCGCATCTTGCTCCAAGAGTCTTGCCCCACAAAAATGATCGATTCTGTGGAATTGCTCATCGTTATCGATTTTGAATTGCGAGACAATTCGCAAGAGCAGGTCCGCTTTCGAGGAATGATGCCCTGGCACGTCCTTGGGGAGCATCAATTTTGATTGTGGGCATATCATGGCGTCTTCATGTGCTAGGAACATGACAGGCTGGATTGATTCATTCTCATCCCCCGTGGGCTGATTAAGGATTGTGCAATTAGTAGGAGTTCCTGAGTTAAATGATGTGATGTTGACGTGAGCTTTGTCCGCATCAGGGGGCAGCATAAGCGGCGGGGGGGTTATGCTCACATCGAAAGTACTAGCGGTAGAGCCAATTGGACCAATCGTCTTCAAGAGCTTAAAGCATCTTGGCTTTTGTTGTATCGTGTGGGTGAGGGGATTTACCGATCTTGTGCCGTCAATCGTGAAGATTGTTCCTGCAGGAATTTCATCGGTTTCACCTGAATTCGCTTTACAAACGAAACTGACATCGAACTCATAGGAATCCTTTACATCGCCCCATGCAGGAGGATGGTCGAATCTAATCTGAAACTGCGTCGGAGACTTGACCGAGGTGACGTAAGGAAGATTTGGCGTTTTCTTGACCTTACTTCCGCTGATGGATTTGACTTTCCCTTCCTCGATTGTGAATTTTACGAGATCATCACTTTTTACCTCCGTTAAGAATTGCAGCAAGTGCTCGTGGACTGTCGGAGATACGAAAAGAATGCGCCCTTCCTCGGAAATGCTCATGGCATCCATCCAAGTATGCGCAGCGATAATATCAAAAACGATATTGGCTTTATCTCCTGTTCTCATGTTGACCATATTAGGACATTCAGATACCCCGCTCTTAAAGGCTTTCTCATCAATATAGGCCGCCAGTCTGGTTTGCGCCGGATCGATAATCTGTTTTTTGAAATTCTCCGGCGTCTTATCGATTGTCAACTCCTGCATTGAAATCTTGACATCGACGCCGGATCGCTTGTCTAAAGTGACAGACAACTTCCCCTCGGTCGTATCTTGGGCTTCCATAGCTACACCGTCACGAACTTTGAAGCTATTGGTTCTCGGAACGTGCACTTCATTCCCCGGCAGCCATCCTTCCGGGTTGCTGTGGTAGAGCGATGGGGCATTCTTGAAAAACGCCATCGACGCCAGCTTCTCTTCGATTTTGAAGAGAACAGACCGAAGGATGAAATCAGAAGTGATGAAGTCATTAGCCATGGGAAAGCTCCAAGAGGGTTACTTCTGGGATTTAACTCCCAGCGAGGTATTTCGCAAACTCGCTGTCAGTCATCTCCTGCAGCGATCTCGTTTTTCTTTGGGTAGGCTGAGGGGTGCTCGTTGGTTTCTTTTGATGTCTTGCTGGTTTTACACCCTTATTTATCCTGTCGAATTGCATAGCCTTATACATGACTTCTGCTGCAATAGGGTCCATTGCATAGTCTTGGGCATCTTCCTTACGAACACCCTGCGCAACAGCATAGTTAACGAGTTCCGGTACAACCCGTTGGGAAAACCCAGGATATTTCCGATTTAACTGTTCTTCCCCAGTCTTCCGGCGGCGGTCCCTTTCTGCCGCGATCTTTGCCGACCGCTCTCTCTCTGCGGCACCGAACGCCTCCGTCGCCTGCGAAAGCTGGTACTGTAGTTGATGGTACGTATCCGAAAGCTGGCGCGCGCGGTCAGGTTCGTTTGCCCATAAATCATTCGTCAACGTTTGCTGAATTCCTTGCATTGCCTCACGTACAGCAGAGGCTCGGCCATAAAGGGCCAACTGCTGGTCGGAAATCGTTGACAGATCGGCTAAGGCCTTTTCCTGATGGGACAACTCATCTAACTTCCGATGGTAAGAAGAAGACAACGTGGCTTGGTCATTGGAAAGTTGCTGTGCAAATTCCCTAAGCTTGTTTTTAGCGGGCGCCGTCAACTCGCCAGGATCAAAGAAAATAGAGGTCTCACCCACAGATAGCGTCTCTCCTGAGTCTGGCGGCTCAGGCTCAGGCTGAGGCTCCTGGGAGGGGTATAGGGGGTCAGGATCAGGAGTCGGCTCCTGTATGGTTTCAGGGGCAGGAGGGTCAAGAGGTGGGACATCTGCAGGAGGGCCAGGAGGCGTCAATACGGGAGGCGTCAGATTATCGGGCGTCGGACTAAACATCGTGGATTTCCTCCTGCTGGTCAAAATCTTCGGCTGGTGTAATTTCGGAATCTTCTGCGCATTCAGCTTGTTTGCTCAACATTATGCGCTCTAACTCGTGACGTCTATCAAGCTCGTTTTGGGTGGCTTTAAACTCCAATTCTTGGTCGAATTTCTCTCGGTCGGCTATTATCTGCTCTTCTTTCAAGGTCTTTTCTGTAGCTAATTTTGCTTCCGTTTCCTTTTCCTTTAACTGCAACTCCGCTTGCTTTAATTCATACTGAATCCGCTCCTTTTCTTGGATCAGCGCGGAGGCTGAGCTTAGTTCCTGATTAAGCTGCGTCAGCTTTTCAACTTCCTCGGTTAATCCCTTGTTCTGTACCGAAAGCTCCCCAAGCCTCATTTTCAGGCTTTGTGGGTCGTCTTCCTCGTCCGAAGTCACCCGTTCGCTTTCCTTGATAGCCTCTGGCAATAGTGATTTAATCCTTTTCTGCAAAACATCTGAGCCGGTAAACCGCATATTGGATACGATCAAATCGCCAGCGATTTGGAGTATCTCAGGGTTGAGTTTGGCGAGTTCTATTATCTTTGTAACCGCCTCTTCTTGCTGTGTAGAGAAGGGCGGCCCCTTGACGACCGTCATATTCCAGGAAGCTTTGCGAAGATCGACCCCTTCCTTTTGAGAAGCACGCTGTAACGGCTTAGTCAATATCTCAGAACTCTCGGCCTCATTCACGGTTTCAACCCGATCATGGTCTTGATAAACATCAACGACCAATGGGATCATTATTTTATAAAGCTCAATTGATTGATTTGAAAAAGCAATACGAAGTGAACTGCTTGTGTTCTGTCCCTGCTCCTCTCTCTTATTAATCGCAACACCACTGATCTCATTAGAAGGTGCCCCCATTTGGGAAGCATATCTGCCAGATATATGCTGCAAATATTCCCAAGACATCTCAGGAACAGGATCATTAGTAGTAGGCGGAGGATTCCATAATTCCGGGGGCGGCCCCGCAGCTGTATCATATTCCTGGTATGTCCGATCTTTCATGTTAAGAGGGTCCCACTGGCTCTCTTGTCCACGAGGGATAAACCCTTGAGGCCCTATAACCATAGATTGTAGAGATTTCCCAGATTGCTCGGCCAGCTTCGACATCGAATAATTCAACATTTCCTGCGTATCAATGAGCGGAGAGATCAAATCCATAATCGAAAACTGGTTCTCGACCAACCCTAAATCCATATGGCCCATAACGAGCGGAATATCTTCACCAGGAAAGACCTCTTCACTCAATACACGATCCCCGCTTAGAGTTTTTTTAATAACCTCGTATTGATAGGATTGGCGGGTAGCCTCGATCTCTGATTGAGTAGCCGAAAGATATAAACCCAAAGCGTCGTCATTACTCCAATCTTTCGGGTCTTGCCCCAGGGCCAGCAAATAAGCCTTCCCTTCATTGAGCATCTGATCACGTCGCATGACGTGCGATTCCTGCTCACCACTTAGAGGATTCACGCGGCGCAGTTTCAAGATTTCAATATCTGTTTTTTTCCTAGTCCAATAATCAACTAACTGGCATTTATTTCCATCAAACGGCGCATATCCGATTTCATCGGACTCTTCGCAGAATGAAACCATATTATCGTTCGGATATTCAGCCTCGAACTCTTTTTCTGTTAAAAAATGGACATGAAAAGCATAGCTTGGTTTGCGAGAGCTCCAAATCGCAGAGAGGTCAGCAACAACATTGCGGGGGTCCAAGACTTCGGAGATGACAATTTCCCTCTCGAAAGAGAGCGGATGTTTATGCTTTATTTTCAATTCGATAAACGAATATCCGCAAAGGATTAAGTTAATTAGCGATCTTCTATAGGCGATATCGGCATTGCTGTTGCGCTCGATCCCACGGCAAATCGACATTAAAAGCTGTGCGGCCTTCTCATCCCCGTACTGGTCGGCTGGCCTTATAGCCACTCCTGGCCGTTGGCTGAGGTTTACATTTAAGACGTTTAATGAAAAAGACTGCAACACATTAAAGGTCAGAGCCGGACGTCCGCGCGCCTTTCGTACAGCCTCATTTGATTTATCCCATTGTTTGTTGAATAAAACAAACTCTGCGTTATATTTGAATTTTTTCCTAATATCATCTGTCCAGGCGACGCTATCATCAAATAGCGTCCTGGCATCCGATATTAACTTCGATTCCTCGGTCATTTATGTTTTCGCCCGCGTCTCCTATCAACCCCTTTGATTACCCCTTTATTCCGTGACGCATAAAAAACAGCATCACCTCTTTTCTTCCCGTATTCACCTTCCATTGCGCCTTTGATCTTCTTACCTTTTTTTGTCAGTGGCATTTTTCATTACCTCTAACGAGACATCCAATTACTAGAAGGTGGCCTATAAAATGAATATTGGGCCGGTTCGTTGTTAGGCCGTCTATCTTCCGTCAGCTTTGGGAAGAGGTTGGAAAGCCCCCAAATCATAGCCTCTGCCCTATCTGGGGATTTCTGCCCAACGTACCCGGAAGCCGTAAACTGCGTCAATTGCGTCTCCAACTCCGGGAATGTGCCTACGTGCGAGACCTTCCCTAGGTTGTATAACGCACTAATTGGCTCGGCACGAATATGCTTACCTCGGGATGCGTGCACTTCTAAAATCCGCACATTCCGGCGGATCGTCTCCAGTGTGTGTCGGCACATGTCTCCCCCTTGGTTCTTCTCGATAACGATCGCATCAGCATCCCATTTATCGTAGACCGCTACGGCGCGCATCGCCCACTGGTTTGGCATTCCACGCAGCGAAGCATCCTCCAATACATATCCCCGACCATCTTCTCCCAAGGCGCAAACAACGATTCCATGCTCGTCGGACGTCTCGGAATGGCTCACTGCAGGGTCTACAGCCACCACCGTTCTCCCCCGGATCGCCCTCATCTCTCGGATTCGCCACTCATGGAATATATCGCGCCGCCACAAAGCCCCAGAAACCTGTGGCTCATAATCCCCGAGCCATATATGCGCATAACGGTCCGGGTTTTGTTCCTTATCAAGTCGGCGCTCTGCTTCTAGCCGTTTGCTAAAAAATGGGTTGTCCGTGTATTGCGACTCAACTAATACAGCGTTGTCTACTGGTGAAGGGCCTCGGAAGAATTTGTCAATAGGATCAGATGGATTTCTAGGATTCCAGGAAGCCCAAATCTCCGCCCCCTCCTTGCGGATGGTCGGCCTCAAAAGCTCCCAACTCAGTGTGCTAAGTGTCTGCGCTTCCTCGATCCAAACCCAATCAACGCCCTCAAGAGACTTGATGTTCGCGGCGTTATAATCGGACATTCCATGGAATGTGATCTCGCCGCCGCTAGGAGTCTTGATATCCCAATAGCCACAGCGAAAATCATTGGACAGCCCCACGCGGCTGATCATGTCCTCCAATAGTCGCTTCGAGGAATGGCTTAGTAGTTTCTGAACCTCTCGAATACAGGCCCCACGGACTCCTTCCTCAAAGCACCGGGTAATCCCTAGGAGCGCAAACGCCCAACTTTTTCCCGAGCCGCGCCCGCCGTATGCGCCTTTGTACCACGCTGGTTGCCATAAAGGCTGGAAAACCTGTGGAACTTCGAAGGGGACATTTACGGCGGGCACGAGTGATTAAATAGGCGCAAAAAAGGAGCGGAGTTCCCAAATCCAACCTAGATTATCTACAGGGATATCTTCAATCTCTGCCGCCCAGGGAGAGGACGCAGATGCCGCCAAGCTATCCCAAGCTTCGCGACTGACGAGTCCGCTTTCCTCAATAACGCCCTTCTCCTATTCCGCAATTAACTCATCGTCATACGTTCTCATGTTTCCTCCCGTCTTTTTCATATCTACCCCTATACCGGAGAGACCGGCACGTCTTCGCCGATTTTTTTCTTGGCCTCTTCCTCCTTGCGCTTATAGAAGAAGTCAAAAACCCACCCATAGGAGATAGGATCGAAAACGTCAAAATCGCAGGCCATATTTGCTATCCTCTGGCAGGACGTCATCAGGTCGCAATAGTTCGCCATTCCTGATCTGACAGTCGATATGCCGCTCATCAGGAAGGAAACCACACAGCCGCGCGGCCGCTACCTTTGCCCTCAAGAGCGGCTCATTTACACTTATCAGTGTGTTTATGTCAGAACATTGCTCATCTTCGCCGATCAGCACTTCCCAATAGGGGTTGAATAAGACAATATCCTTCAAGATAGGCTCGAAAACCGTCACGATGCCAGTGTCGGACCAGCATTCCCGGTTCCTAGAAGGATTGCTTATTCGGAAGAAATAGGAACTCAGGCAAAGTCCCTCGATCTTCACATCCAGCGGGGTGAATTGGCATTTGCTGCTCTCTGGGTAGAGCACCGACGGATATACGCCGTCAGTGAAATCAATCACCTTCCCTTCCAGCAGTATCTCCCCTTCGCCGTTTACCATGATCTGCGCGTGCAATCGTGACAGATTGACTACCCCGCAAATCGCAAGCCTCATCTTTTCGTTCGGGAGAGCCTTTACCGCAGTCACCTTGCCCTTGTAGAAGGATTCGTTCATTGTCTCCAACCTCGTCGGAATTGGGGATAGGCCGATCAATTACCCAACCTGAGCCCACCGAATAACAGAGTGCATTCTTTATTGTTCCACGCACAAAAATCCCATCTTTTCGCTTGAAATCCATTGATGGATATCGAACATCGATGAGCGCGACATGCGCCGAAGATATAACCCCTTGGAATAACCGAGCGTCGATGTCGTTGGATCGCTTTAAAATCGCCGTCTGATAACCTACAGGAAGGATTTTTCCTGCATATGTCGCCGACTGTAAAGACTTTTTTAAAAGGTCTGATGGGGTGGACACAAAAAATTTCGACCAATGAGCTATATCCCAATGCGTCTCTACCCCGAATCGGATATCTTCAACTGGTGTTTCATGTATATATAAATCATCTATCCATACATTTATGTTCCTTTTGAATATAGGTTTAAGTTCGTAATTCCAAAAGTTCATATTCTTAAACTTGCACGGCCCTAGGGTTCCGCATAATAGAAAGGTTTCACCGTTATCTTTCAAATGTAAATCTGTAAAAAACGGATTGATTAGCTCCGCCTCCCCGTGAGTTAACGTATTGTTATATAAGCCTGTATAGCTCGGATAGAACTCTTCCGATTGATCGTATAAAGTTTTCATTAAAAGAACCCCGAATTTTCGGAATTTATGCACCTAAAACCTAAGTTGTCGGCATCGCCGGTTATTGTGCCGACCGGCGTTTCGATTTGAACGGATGCAGCTACTATTCCTTGCACTAAATAGTTTCCCCACTTGCACCGAGCAACTAGATTTTCCGATGAGGTTGCCCCTAAGATAGAAATCTTGTCGATAGGGACGCTTTCATCAAATAATTGATTCACCCTTAGCGATGTGCGGCCAGATTGAGTTTTCATTCCTACTTTAAGGCTGAACATCCTAGATTTAAAAAACGACAAATCAAGGAACATCAATTGATGTATCCAACCAGTAGGGGATGAACACTCATATGTACCATCACATATGAGCATATCCGGCAAATCTATGCAGGACTTGACCGAATCCCCAGACGCAGGCCGAACCGTAGGTAAGATATTTTCAACAAGCGGAGTAGGCCCCCAATTAATAGAGGCCACCTTTTCCAGCCTTGCTTTCCAGCAAACGGGCGGAGGCGGCATCGCGCTTATCTGGCCTAGCTTCTTAGGCTCATCTGTCATCTGCACCAACTCCTATAAAAAAGGCCAAGGCCGCGTAGGAGGAAGACACGCGGCCCTAGCCCCATGGTCGCAAAACCAGCAAAGTGGATGGCGGACACCTGCTGGCCCCGCGTCCATTCGTTATGGACTCAGCCTAGGTAGGCGGAGCCCAGCCCTGTGTATCATCCGGGGGGATATCGACCAACTTCCCAAACGGGAATCCAGGGGCGATCAACCCAGAGTGGAACACAATCGCATTCTTGATGTCGCCAGTGACCTTCGTCACACCCCCGTTTTTCGTCCGGCATACGCCACTGACGGAGGTTTCCCCCATAGCGGCCTGAATCAAAATCGGAGAGCCTAGGGCGTATCGATAGAAAACTACAACGGGGTCCCAAGTCTTCGACCGGCCCTTGAGGTCCGTCAACGTGACGGAACCTTCGAGGACATCTTTTCGGGCCGCCTCCGAAAGCGGGAACGCCAGCTTGAGATTAACGCCGTAAAGGCCCACAAACTCTTCGCCCTGGGTCCTGCCCTTCACCTGAACCTCAGAAAGCTCAGCGACGCTGAGAGGAACCATGTCGCCGCTCCCTCGGTCATACCTCACCCGCAACTGCTCTACTGCAAACGTCACATCGCTAAGCGCCTCAATTGACATTAGACGAGTCCTCATGGTAGGAACCCTTGGAAGGGGTGTAGGTGGGAGTGAAATTCAGCGTTAAGTTGTAGCCGCCAGCCTGGGTTCCAGTGTCGTGGGGGATCGTCTGCCCCAACAGGCGCATAAAGGCGTCCGGCTTCTTCCTCGCAGCAGTGACCAAGTAAGCAGCGATGCCGCCGATCTCTTCCACTAGCTCCGGGTCCGATTCCTCTCCCAATTTCTCCGCAGCGATGAGGATAGCATTTTTCAACATCACCGTGTAATTGTTCTGCCGCCCCTTGGGGCGGCCAGGGCCAGGGGTGCCACCCCCCGGCCTAGGCTGTACTTGTTTCGTCACTTCTTTTCCTCGCGCGGGCCACTAGGGGTACAGTGCTCGGTCTCTCCGCGAGCTCTTCACGAAGCGTTTCAGTATCTACGAAATGCAGAAGCGATTCCGCCAGCATTCCTAGTGCGCCCACGGGACCCGTACCTAGGCTGCAGCTATCCGGTGGCTTTCCAGAAATTTTCCCCGATGTCTAGAAGGACTTCAGACAACGCACGGACTTTATCTAGAACGTTGACAGCTACGGTCAAATTCTTTTGTTTCATTTCGTTCCTCCAATTTTTCAGCAATTTCTGCTGGCGACTTTTGCCCTAATATCCTTTCCATTTCCTCTCTAGGCTGGTTGTAGCCCCACCGGCCAAATTTAGCTCTGGCGCGGCGACACTCCAACCTTTTTTCTCGACTCTTATGCTTCGCCTTAAAGTAAGCAATCAAGGCTTTTGCCAATTTCTTCGCTCTTCTCAGTTGATTTTGTCCGATTCGGGGCCGCATCTTCCGTCGCCTTTTCTCGCGCCCTACGCCGCTGGTTCTCAGCCAAGAGCGTTTTCATTTCCTCCATCCCCGGCCTCCACGTCCCTGCGTAGAGCCTCCAGCGCCTTCGGATGTCTTCAATGTTCTGGTCTTCCATCAGAGACACCACCTCCGTATCGCATCCCTTCTCTCCCACGCTCTCTTTTTAAGTTCCGACCGGATGCGGTCATCGCTTACAAAACGCAACAGCCTAATTGCCTTCCGACTTTTTTTCGCCCCCCCGTCGTGCATACACTTTCTCAAGTGCTTTCTCTGTTTAACGACTAGCTTGAGTCGGCCAGATCTTACAAAAGGCAACAAGTCAATTGCTAGCTGTTCTAATCCTCTTTTAGCGTCACTTTCAATCAACGCCATTGTAAGCTCTGACACCTTTGCCACGCCTTGTAGCGATCTAGCGGCCTCCCGCACCGCAGACTTGGCAGCGTAGGCGTCCGCCTCGGCCTCTACCTTTGACATTGGCACACCCGCATTAACGCATCGATAAGGTCATCTAATGCTCTGCGGCACGCAGGGCAAAGCCTGCCAGAGCTTCGGTGGTCCTCGTCATCCTCTAGCTGCCTTTCCTCACGCGCCAATTCCCGGCTCAGGTCGCCGGTTCCGTTGGCTGAGGCGGAAGGCCGCAGAGCCAAAATTCATACTGTCAAGGCCCTCCATAATAGATTCTGGCATACCACATTTCCGTAGCTTCCCCGCTAACGACCGAACCTCTTCCAAGACTTCGTTTTTCTGATCTTGTTTCTCTTTATCGCTCATCATAATCCCCCAGTTTATGCACATAAAAAGGACTTGTAACTATTAACCCTGCGTTATAAACGGCCCCTGTTCGCCCATCAACCTGAAGAATTTGGCGGTGAGTTCCACCGTGTCAACCTGTGGAGAGGAAGGCGCTGGCGGCGATCTTAATGACTGCCGTGAAACCGGCCTCTATGAAGCAGGAATTGACATCCTCCCCCGCCTAAAGTCGGGGGATTCCTACGGCGCTCATCCCGGTGCCAACTTCCCCGGCCTAAAGGCCGGGGTCTGCCGAGCACCGGATCCAAAATTTGATTACGCCTTAAACTTCAGAAAGGCGCAGGGGCCGATAACTCAGGATTTACTGCGGCTCAAATCTTTCAAAGACAAGACGAAATGTCAAGCCAAAAACAGCCTGATATCGCGGATACAATCCACAACACTAAAGGCTTTGTTTTCAATGCCATCAATCCTCTTTCTTATGTTATATGGAATCGGTGGCTTGGGTCCACTGCTTCGTAGACTATTGTCAAACGCATACAAAGACTCCCTAGCCTTATATGCCTGCTCTTCCGCATCAGACAACATGCGGTCTATTTCTTCGCTCATATCATCCCACCTTTGCTAGGCGGCCTACATGGCCGCCACCAGATTTATTTGCGTTAAGGACTAGAACCCGGTCCGCTATTCTTCAACCCTCTAAACGCATTTCTATCCCTAAGGCCAATCGGGAGATTCCACAAGCTCTGTGCAATACCCTCTAACCGATCAATAAGGGCTGTAATCTCCTTTTCTATCTCATCTGAGAGATCACTAGAAATACCATCAGTATTTCCAATCTCCTCTAGAGCCTCTTCCAATTCAATCACGTTTTCTTCCGAGTCCTCCAATGAAGCTCTCAGGCCATAAAAATGAAGCGATAGAATTTCTTGCATAAGTTCCTCCTAAGCGGCCCCATGGACCGACATGGGTCTTGTTTGACAAAAGGGTCAATACTAAGCCCTCTAAAGGGAATCCTTCGGCCTGTATATTGCTTAATAGCGTCTAGTGCAATAACATCCAATTCATTTAAAGCTGCACGCAATTCTACACGTCGGCGTTCCGCCCTTATTCCAGCTGTTGGCATTTCTTCCTCCAATTTCTCGTTGGTTCAGGCCCGTAATGCAGGACTTTATCGATTGAACAGAACTCAGGGTCTAACCCCTTATAAACACCATAAAGCCCCTCACGAACGTCTGCAAGTTTTGCTCCAAATAAACCCCCCTCGTCGTTCATATTCTCATTCATTACCTCCATCTCATGCGCAGCCTCACAAGCAAGCTCAAATTGATCTCTGGCCTCTGTGACAGCGGCATCCACCCTGGCGAACGCCACCCGCAGGCGTTGTTTTCTTTTCTGTGCCCCGGTCATTTTTTTCTCCAATTAGTCGCTACTCTCCGAGGTGGTTCTGGATTTTGTATAACACAGAATATAAAAGGC